TCAATGATGACGTTTCTCTATATCGGCAAGGATATCATCTATATCATATCTCTTATCGTCTTCATCTTGAAAAACAAGCGATATATCAGGTTCTGAGCCTGCCGCCGTTTTTTTCGTCTTGTCCGGAACAAATCTTTCAGCGACTTCTTTCTTTTCTGTAATTAAAGTCGGCTTATGAGCGGGTCTGCTGTCGGGTGCGGCGTTCACGGAAACAGTTCCTGCCGGTTTCGCCGATTTTTCCGTCAAGCTCCTGTCCTCAGACATTCTGCGCTTTGCAGCTGTTGAAAAATCCGCTCTGTCCCTTATCTCATCGGCATTGACCGTAGCATTCCGCTTTACCCTTAAGCGATCGGTAAATTCATCGGTCTTGCTGTGAGCGCCGTCCGTCAGCGGCTTACGGGTCAAGCCCGGTTTATCCGATATAGCAGGTATCTTAGCCTTGTTAAGATTGATTTTTGCCTGCTCCCGTTCTTTGGGCGCAGCAGGTGTATATACAGGGGTTTCTTCCTGGAGCTTTACGGGTTCTACCTTTGGTACAGGACGCTTTGAGAATATGAATTTGACTATCTCAAAAGCAACTATCGCAAGGCAAGGAAGTATTGCTATTGCCATTACACCGAACGGTGACATAGCAAAGCCTATCACAGCACCCAGAAAATCACTGCAATAGTTGACCCTTGCAACAAGCCGGCTTTGTGAAATCGTGATGTTCTCGCCGCCTTGTGTTTCTATATCAAAGCTCATAACGCCCTCTTTGAGCGTTGAAGAATTAACCTTTGCGAGTTGCGCCCCGCCGTTCTCATAGCGATTATATATTATCAGTTCTCCGTTGTTTACCTCATCGGGCCACACCTTCTGCGCTATAGCGGCAGTACCCGCTTTTAACTGGTAAAAACCGTTATCCTGCACTATGTAAACATTATAGCCGAAAATATCCGGTGCAGAACCGCTGCCGAAAGAAAACAGCATTGATGTAACTGCCAGGAATACGGCGAAAACAATAAGCGCTATTCCGATCACAATACCGAACACTCTCGCAACCGATGACCTTTTTATCAAATTTGCCTCATTTCCGTCAAAAAAGCTCTTGACAACAAATTAAAAATACGATATAATTATATAGTCGATTTTAAGCATTCTTACAAATACGACTATAGTTATTTTATCATATTCGGTTACTTATTTCAAGTGCATTTTGCTGTAAGTAATACAGAAATAAAATGATTTTGCTTGTGTAGCACAGTTGGTAGTGCAGCTCATTCGTAATGAGCAGGTCGCAGGTTCGAGTCCCGTCACAAGCTCCACGTTAAACCGCATTGTTAAGCCATTTGGCTTGCAGTGCGGTTTTTCTGTTTTTAGGGATTTTTCATTTTTGTGCGCCATTTGTGCGCCATTACAAAAAAGTGCGCTCGTTTCATCATTTTTTCACGTGATGAACGGGCGCTTATTTTTATGCGTGTTTTTCCTGTAAAAGCTCTTCCAGGCTGTCGACTGCCTCAGCGTCCGCCTGCTCCACAAGGTGCAGGTATCGGTTGGTTGTCGTGAAGTCGGCGTGTCCTAAACGCTCCTGCACTGTTTTCAGATCCGTGCCGTTGTACAACAGCAGTGTTGCCGATGTGTGCCGCAGGCTGTGGAATTTACGGTGCGGTATGCTATTACGTGCAAGAAACTTGTCAAACTGCCGGCTCGGTGTCTGAGGGTGCATTATTGAGCCGTCCCATTGCGTGAACACCCACTCGTCACCTTTCCAGACGTCACCGAGCCTGAGCTTTTCAAGCAAATGCTCCTGCGACAGCTCCGCAAGCAGATCAATGCAGGACTTGTTCAGGGTAATGGTACGGGCTTTGCCGCTTTTCGGAGGTTTTGTTTTTACCTGCTCGCCTTTCAGCTTGTATGCCGAACGGCTTATTACAAGCTTTCGGGTAGTGAAATTTATGTCCGAGAATTTCAGCCCGACAAGCTCGCCCTCTCTTGCTCCGGTGAAGATTGCAAGCTGTATCATAGTCTGAAACTGTAAAGGTTCATTCTGTAAGCATTGAAGAATATACGCCGCTTGCTGTTTCGTGAAGATCTCAATTTCAGGGCGTGGCATTTTCGGGAGCGTAAGCCGTTTAGCGTCAGCAGGGTTTACGCCGATATATCCGAGCTTGGTAGCAAACGTAAGCATTGACTGTAACACTGCAAGCTTTCTGCGGACAGTTGCCACCGATACCTTTTCGCCGCTCTGGTCTACCTCGCCGTTGCGCTTCATCTTAGGCATAGCGGCAAGCTGTTTTACAAACTGCTGAACGTGTACGGGCTTCAGGTCTGCAAGCTTTATGTGTCCGAGCGCAGGAATTATTACCGTGTCAAGCGTTCTGACGTAAGAGTGATACACCACAGGAGAAAGCTTGTCCTGCATAGCGGCAAGGTACACAGGCACAAAGTCGGCTATTTTAAGCCCGGTTGCGTTGCCTGCAAAACCGTTTTCACATTCCTGCTCAAACTGCACAGCTCGCTTGTTTGCTTCTCGTATCGCCTTTTTTTCGCTCCAACCCGGTTCGGGCGTGTATGTCAGGGTATACGGCTTTAACCGCTTGCCGCTGCTGTCATAGCCACGATACACACGGATAAGAAAGCTCAGATTGCCGTCCTTGTCACGCCGGGTGTTTATGCTTGCCATTGTATCACCTCTCATTTTGGATTGAAAAACAATTATTCGCTTTTGCTCCGCTCTTCGTTCTTAAGTTCTGTATATTTTTCTTTTGCTGTTTTCAAAGCGTATTCAAGGTTATTCCACAGTACACTTTCAACTATTGCGGCATTATCTATATCTTGGCTTTCGAGCATTGCTCTAATAATAGATGAACCCGCCGTTCCTTCATAAGGGTTGTTCTCCGGATCAATACACATAATACTGCCGTTTTCCATAATGCAATATTTGTTTTTGTCTTCTTGTGCAGTTATTCTGAGGTATCTTGAAATGTCAGAAAGTACATTTCTTATCTTTTTAAACCAAAAAGCCCCTGAATGGTGCTTACCGTCTATATAACCGTTGCCGGCTTCTGCGTATTGTTCAAGCAAATAATTAACGGTATCAAGAACTTCTTTATCCGTCCGATTTATGAGATTTAATGTTTCTGCTGCTTCTCCTGTCAGCCCTGTAAATTCACATACTGCACGCAATTCAACGTTTGTACTCTTCACATCTGACATACCTAACAGGTAATCAGAGGACACACCGAAAAACTCAGCGATAACCGGAACTGTTTTCAGGTTCGGTGAAGAATTGCCATTACACCACTGACCGACCGCCTGCCTTGTTATACTGTCACCTGTCTTTTCCTTTAAAAAGCACGCAAGCTCATTGTGCGTTGCTTTTTTGTCTTCAAACAGCTTTCTGAGGTTGACCGCAAAGGTCGCATTTTCCCTCTCTTCATTGTATCTGTTATCGTTTGCCATACTTACCTCACTTCAAGTCCTTGTAAACTGACGCTTTACATTCTGATTTAAAAGAAAAAATCTCTTGACTTTTTTCTTTTCTTTTGTTATCATAATTATAGCAATCAATTCTTTACTTGTCAAGAGAAAAGAAAAGAAATTTTGCTGACATAAAAAGGAGGTGTTATAATGGCAAAAATGTACAACTTAGACAATCTTTCTGCCGAAGAACGAGCAATAGTCTTAGCACGCCGAGCATATCAGAAGCGGTGGAGGGATAAGAACAAGGACAAGGTTAAAGCGGCAACCACTCGATATTGGCTAAAAAAAGCCCATCAGACCGCCGAAAACACAGAAGTTTAACGCAAATGGAAAATATTTGCTCGTCTGATGTGGCTTTGTGACCCATATATCTCACGTATGTGCGTAACGGTGTCAGCACACTCCGCTGATGTTGCTTAATGGTACATATATGTTATGTGGTTCGGTGAGCTATAAATCAGAGCGGAGTAAGTTAAACTTACGCCGTCAACGTCTGATGTGGTTCAATGATCCATTAGTCAATCAGAGGGCAATCCTCAGGAAAATTTTTCGAAAGGGGCGTATTTATGGCACGGATATAAAAAAGCCGCCTGCTAAGTTGGCGCATAGCAGACGGCAAGAGAACCCACGCAAAACAAGTAAAAATGCAGAGTTCCGAAACCATTTTATCATAATGGCGGAGCTTTTGCAAGATATGAAAGGAAAACAGAATGACTATTATTGATTTTATTCCAATCGGCAGAGCTAACGCCATAACGGCGGACGAGCTTGCCGCTCGGACAGGGACATCAAAACGGGACGTAAGAAAGCAGATACTTCACGCCCGGTGCAACGGTGAGCCGATATGCTCATCAAGCGAAAGCGGCAACTTTGGTGGCTACTATCTGCCGGCAAACGCAGAAGAAGCACAAGTATACTACCGTCAGCAGACAAGCCGCGTAAACAGCGGAATGCGTGCATTATCGGCGATTGAACGTTTTATAGAAGAGAGGGACACAGAAAATGAATGATATTAAAATACCACGTATGAGGACGATTAAGGAAACAGCGGAGATTTTCGGTTTGCCTGTACATTTCGTCCGGGAAAAGGTTTCAGCAGGTGAGGTTGTCGCCGTTCGGGCAGGCCGGCGGTTTCTTGTCAACATAGATCGTTTCGCTGATTATCTTAACAGCAGTACAGTACAGAGCGAACAGCCGCCGGCTGACAGCGGCAAGATAAGCCCTATAAGCCTGCGGCAGTAAGGCGGTGCAAATGCAAATCGACGAAATTTTAAGCCGCTTTCACAATGTCAAGCGCACAGGTGACAGGCAGTATATAGCTTGTTGCCCTGCACATGATGACGCAAAGCAAAGCCTTAGTATCGGAGCAGGTGGCGGAAAAATACTCCTCAACTGCTTTGCAGGGTGCGACACACGGGACATAGTTGCCGCTGTAGGTTTAAATATGAAAGACCTTTACACAGACCATAGCGGCAGTACATATACTCCGCCTGCAACACTGCCGAAGAAAAAGCCTGTATCACAGCGGCAAGGTACAAAGCCTGCCGCATACACGCACAGTAAGGAATATATTTACACAGACGAGGACGGCGCATTTATCGCACGTAAAATCAAACGGTATGACGATAGCGGCAATAAAACATTCGCCTGGAAAACGTTTGACGCTGACGGCAACGAGATAAACGGCAACGGCATGAAAGGCTCTCCGATGTACCTTTACAACATTGCGGAGCTGTGCCGTAACCGTGAAAATCTTGCCGCTGGCGGAATACCCGTGTATATTGTCGAGGGCGAAAAGGACGTTGACACCGTAAGAGATATGAGCCTTGTTGCTGTGTCGCTTCCTAACGGTGCAAGCTCAGCCTGGAACAAGGACGCATACAACAAGTATTTCATCGGGCTTAACGTTGTTATACTGACCGATAACGATGACGCAGGGCGCAAGAGCGGACACAAAATAGCAAACGCTCTTCTTAATACCGCAAGCAGTATAAAGCTTATACACTCCGAGAGCATTTACACGGAGCTTAAAGAAAAGGGCGATATTACGGATATTGTCGTTGAGATCAGCGCAGAAAAGGCTAAGACCGCTTTACTTGCCGCTGTTGACACAGCACCGGTATACAAGCTCAAAAAGCCTGAAGCTCCGCAACACGATGATTTACCGATGTTCATTCTTGAAAAGACGGACAGGCTCGGAAACGTGACATATACCGTCAGTGCGCCGTTACTTGCCGAGCATATCAGGCGGACGCTTCATTATTATTTTTTCAAGAACCAGAGTAAGAGCGCATTCATCTTTGTTTACAACAGCGATAAAGGCGTTTATGAAAAATGTGTCGAGGACGAATTTAAAGCGTTTATCAAAGAGCCGGTTGAAAAATTCGGAATGATATATGCTACCTCAAAGGTTATTGATGAAGCATATAAGCTTCTGAAAACCGACAAAAGCGACAAATGCAGAATTGAAGAAAGCAAGTTCAACGCTGACGCAAATATTATCAATTTCAGGAACGGACTGCTTAACGTTGAAACACTGGAGCTTATGCCGCACACACCTGACGCACTTTCAACAATTCAACTTCCGTGTGACTGGAACCCGAACGCACCGGCTCCAAAGTGTTTCATTGAGTTTATGAATACTCTTTCGGGCGGAGATGAGGGCAAAAAGCAGCTAATGCTTGAATACTGCGGTGTTGCTGTTTCAAACATAGACGCAAGCCTGCCAAAGAAATGCCTTTTCCTTGTCGGACCCGGTGACACAGGCAAATCAAAGTTGCTTGAATTGCTTGTAATACTACTTGGCAAAGACAATTACACCGAGCTGAAATTGCAGAACCTCGAGAAAGACGTACACGCTACTTTTGACCTATGGGGAAAAAGGCTTGCAGGCTCTCCCGATATGCAATACGCAAAAGTTGCCGAGCTTGCTATTTTCAAGACTTTATCAGGCGGCGATAACATCAACTTCAACCGAAAGTATGCGGACAGCTTCAGTGGCAAATTCAAAGGCATTCTGATGTTTTGTACAAATCAAATGCCACTGTTCGGCGGCGATAAAGGCGATCACGTCTATGGACGTATGATGATCTTGAAATGCGAAAACGTTATACCGGTTGAAAAGCGTGACGCCTTAATCGTCAGCAAAATGGTTCGTGAAGCTGAAGGCATTTTGCCATACTTTGTAACTTATCTCAAAAAGTTCATTGCAAATGGTTATCATTACGACATTCCCGAATGTTGTGATATAGCTTGCGAAGCTTACAAAGTTGAAAACGATCCTGTACGCCGTTTCCTGTCGGAATGCACACAGAGCAGAACGCAAAAGCAGATATTCAAGAGCGAGCTCACAAAGGCTCGTGTATATCAGTGTTATAAGAACTGGTGTCTTGTCTGCAAAGAATACACCGTGAGCAAATCGACATTTAACATGACGCTCTGTCAGAAATACAAGGTACGTGACATTGCCGAAATCGTTGTGAAAACGAATGGCGGAAATGAATATTACAAGCCTTTCACGCTCACACAAGCGGCAATCAACGAATACGGTTGTTAATATTTTTCCCTTTTTCCCCTTGTTTTCTCTCGTTTTTCCTTGAACATATTCGGCTTAGCAAAGCCGTTTCACAGGGAATTAGGGAAAAAGGGAGAAATTATTTTTTATATATTATGTGAGAGTATGAAAACAAGTATATACATATATACGCATACGCACACGCATATAAAAGGTTATTCAGAATTTTTTCCCTTTCCCCTAAAACATTTATAAACGGCTCTGTTAAGCCAAAAAATCGAGGGGAATTTGTTTTAAAAAAGGAAAAAATTTTTCCTTTAATGCTATTGCACTAATGAAATTTCAGCTTAAAGCTGTCACTTTATGGCTTTATTAAGCTGAAAACGGAGGTACAAATGACAAACGAAGAACTTGCCTTGCTTATTCAGCAGGGGCGCACCGAGTATATACCTCAGCTGTGGGACAACCTGTACAGGCTGATATACAAGCTGTGCTATGCTATGTACCGTAAGAACGGCGACCACTTTTCACATTACGGCATAACGGCTGACGATATTATACAGCAGAGTTATTTCGGCTTTCTTGCCGCTGTCAAGGCTTACAGCCCTGATAAAGGCTTCAAGCTCACCTCCTACCTGCATTATCACCTTGTAAACTGTGTGCGTCCGCTTCTGACTAAGGACGCTCTGAACAGGAGCACGAGCCTTAACGAGCTTGTGGGCGAAGAAGAAAACACCGAAAAGCAGGAGCTTTTGCCCGATGAGCATTCAACCGAGCCGTTCGACAACGTGGAGCAACAGAGCGTCTATTCCGAGCTTCACGCTTTAGTGAACGGGCTGTCAGATGAGCGGCAAAGGAGCATAATCGAACAGCTCTATTTCAGAGGCAAGTCACAGGTGCAGGTAGGAGCTGAAATGAATTTATCACCAGAAAGAATACGGGTACTCAAGAACGCCGCTTTCCGTGAACTCCGAAAGCCAAAGAACAGAAAACGCCTGTCCGAGCTGTCACCGTATCAGCACAAATCGCTTTCACGGTTCAAAGTCACCTTTTCTTCTGAGGTTGAGGACTATGTGGAGCGATTGGAACGGATTTCCAACCTATCCCCCCCTACCCTCAGCCGTCCCGACCGCCCCACAGCCGACATCTGACCGCCATAGCAGTGAATGAAATATTCCCAATATGAGTTTTAATGCTTTACTGTGCGAAAATGTCGGAATATGTCGGAGCTTGCCGCTCGTCCTGAACAGTGAAAATGATAGAATTTGTTAGAGAATGTTAGAGCATTTCCTAGCAAATCCTAGAGCTTCACTGAAAGGGGGTGATGAAAATGATTGCATTCAAGGGCGATGACAAGCAATACAACGACTGGTACAGCGGTACGAACCAGTACCGGGCAAAAGGCGAGGAGCTTGACGATCTGCTGAGCGGTTGCGTTATACTCGGCGCAGAGCCTGTCAAGGACGGTGCAGCAGACGCGGAGCTTATGCTGTACTTAAAGCGGCAAAACGATAACCTGTTTCTGCTCAGGGTGAGCGCAGACAACGAGGAAAGCACTCTTGATGTGTTCACGGCAAGCTTACCGAAAGAAGCTTACAGCTGACACACCGCTTATGTTGCGTTTTAAGCGTGGTTTGCCGCTAAAGGTTAAATTACCCTACCGAGTATACAAAACGCAACACAGCGCACGTGAGGGCAATGTTTGAGCGCATAAACAAAAATCAGCGGCAACCGTTTTGTGATTGCCGCTGATTTCATTTGTATATTTGTCCTCTGTTGCCTGCATTGGTAACAATTATGGTGAGAACATTGTGTTCCACTCTGTAAATTATGCGATAGTCACCGACACGCAGACGGAAATATGATGTTTCGCCTTTTAACTGCTTTATGTCGCCACTGTCGGGCAAGCCTGCTATAGCCTTTAAAATCCGCTTCTGCTGATTTGCGGGCTGTTTCTCTATGAACTTACGGGCAGGCTTTTCAATCAGTATCTTATAGTTCATTGATGTTTATACCAAGCTCCCTCGCAAATGTTTCAAGCGGTACGCTCTCCGTTTTATCCGGGTCGGTATCGTTGCGGTAGTCCTCAAGCAGTTTATGACAGTATTCGTCATCTTCCTGCTCTGCCTGCAACATATTCTTGACACTGCCGAGCATAGCAAGCACCTGTGCAAGCTGTTCCTCTGTAAAGCCGTCAATAAGGCTGTATATCTTCTCTTTCGTGCTCATTTGCGCTTACCCCTTTCATAAATTACTCACTGTATTATACCACTGTACAGCGGTTTTAGCAATACCGCTTGCCGCTGTATGTTTATGCTATTTTGCCGTCTGTAACAGGTACACTGTCGGAATAAAGTGTTTCGGGTGCTATGTCCGTTTCCTCATTCCATTCCACAGTACCGCACTCAATATATGCCTGCCTGAAAAGTTCGGGATCTTTAAGCGCCTGATAGCACGGCATATCAAGAAACGGCTTTAAATCGTATATGCGCCGCTCTCCGTTCGTGAAAAGCAACGACAGCTTATAATCATCGAGTGCACGTACAGATTTTACCCTGATGAGCTTTTCGGGCTCTCCTGCATAAGCAATTCCGTCAACAATATACATTTTAAGCACCTCCATTATCTGAGGGGAGCTATTTTGCCAAACTGCTCACCCTTTACCGCCTTGTTCCATGCGGCGTATGCTTCTTCCTCGTGTATAGCAAGCCAACCTTGCACCATTCGCAATTGTTTCACTGGTATAGAACCGGCAAGTAATTCACCGTCAATTCCTATTGAAGCTTCATATTCACCGTAATACACATGTATATGCGGCTTGTTATGCTGTGAATTATCGTTATACAGCATTTTTATTATTATACCCATAAATCTGCTTAATTCAGGCATTTTATTACTCCTTTACAGCTCTATTTCCTCTCCTGTATCGTCCTTGTACTGCTTCTGCACAGCGTTCTTGATATATCCGTTAATGCTTTCGCCTTTTGACTTTGCAACGTCCTGTAACACCTGCTTTGTTCCTTTTTTTACGCTCAATGCTACTCTGTCGTACGCCTTTTCATTATATTTCTGCTTACTTGCGGTTGAAGTTTTGCCCATTATACTTGCTCCTTTTCTCAATTATCATCTTCAAGAGCCTTTTCACCTATACACTCATAAATATAACCACGTAATAAAGCGTTAGGCGTTGTATTACGGTCTGTTGCATATTCTTTAAAGCGTTCTGCTTTATCGGCACGTATTTTACAAGCAACAAGTTTCATATTTTCCTTGTCCCATTTATTATTACTTGCTCTTTTGCTTCTTGATACTGGCATAGTCTTCACCCCCCATTTTATTATAGCATAAATACACACGGTTTAACAGTGACAAAATGCACAAAGTTTAACCGTGTATTTTGTTAGATTTGACTATTGAAAACACGGTTAAACAGTGCTATAATTAAATCAAGCTCAAGAGAGCAAGACAAAAAAACGTAAGAAAGGACAGGATTGATTATGAGCAATAGCAGAAAGTCAAGTGCGTGCATAATCGCAAACAACCTTGTAAAACAGGGAATGACACGAAGAGCGGCAATGATACAGGCTTGGATAACAGTAAAGCTCCGCAGTATCGTAACCAGAGCGGCAGGCGTGACATACGGCAACAGGCAGAAGCTTCTTTCACGCCTGGCACGTTACACAGCCGAACAGATAACAATAACGCTCCGTCACGAGCAGGGCAACAGATTTGACCGCAACGCCGTGCAGGTGGTCGCAGGCGTAAAAGGTAAAGGCTCGGCGGTGATCGGGTATCTTAACAGACAGCTTGCCGCTGTGGTCGCACCGCTGATTGATAAGGGCAAAAGCGTTGTAAGCTCATTCAGAGCCGTAACGGGCGGAGCTGAACAGCTACTCACATACGGGCTCAATATCAGCATTACGGTATAAGAAAAAGCCTAAGGGGGAAATATTTTTGTAAAAGCCCTTGACTTTTCGTGTACACAGTGATATAATAAACGTGTACACAAGAAATGAGGTGAAGCAATGTCGCCACGTACAGGCAGACCTAAAGCTGATAACCCTAAGGATATTCAACTGAAAATTCGTGCCGATAGGCAGACTATTGAGGATTTAGAGTTTTGTTGCGAAAAAACTAAATTAACAAGAAGCGATGTTATTCGGTTAGGTATCAAAAAGGTTAAGCAAGAGGTTGAAAGCAAACAAAAATAACGGCAACGCCGCACCGTAGCAAGTAAAGCGTTACCGTTACCAAAACAGACAGATTGCTCTATCTGAAATCTATTATACTCGGATAGAGCCTTCCTGTCAAGTTAGAAAGGAAGTAATATTCATGAGTAATTTAATGGAACTCGAAGAAATCACGAACAAAAACACAGCTATAGCACAGGGCATTGACTTGATAAGGCTTGCCGCTATAGCTAACGAAGATGTGAAGTTGTCGGAGAACGCCGATTTTTTCACTGTTCTTTCAAACATGGCGGCTGATAATGCGATCAGCCTTGAAAGAATAAAGGAGAACGCTTTTAAAGAAGCAAAAGAGGGCAAGGCAACAGACAAAAAGGCGGTGAGAGCATGAGCGAGTTAAGAGAACACGAAATTTTTCACACAGAAAGCTATTTCTCGGTAACCTCTGATGAGCTTGCGAAGCTTGCCGCTCTTACAAGAGAGTTCGGAACGATTGAGGAGATGAGGATTGCAAACCTTATAGCCAACAGCTTACCGCAGAGCCGTTACGCAAAGGATTTGCACTGGGACTACCTCTGCAAGCTCACCGCCGCATACAATGTCGGTTACATACTCGGCAAGAGAGCCGAACGGGCACGCCGCAGGAACAGCGGCAAGGCACAGGAGGTGGCAACAGTATGAACCGCTTTATAGACAGCCTGCTACTTGCTTTCAAGGGTGACACAGACGAAAAGCTTTTTATTAACAAAGCCGACAGCAACGAGAAGCTCAACAAGATGTATGATGATTTTGAGAAGAAAGCATGCATTGAGGACATCAGACTTAAAAATGAGCTTTTCGATGTTGTTTTCGCTCACGCTGTAGAGTATGAGCGGCAAGGCTTTGAGCAGGGGTTCAAGCTCGGAATGAAAACAGCTATTGCGGCACTGTCTGAGCCTGATACGGATTGACACAGCAAACGCACAGGAGTATAATATAAACAGGTTATTTGAGGTGGAGGAGTTCGTACAGTCCACACGCCGAAGGTACAGACAGGAGCAATCCGAGAGACGCAGGAGAGTTGTACGCCTGCCAAATAACCCACCATATAAGAGCCATAAGAGCCGTTTTGAGAAATCAAGGCGGTTTTTCTTTAGCTCGGTACTTCACCGGGCTTTTTCATTTTGTGGAGAAATGTTGAGGTCTCCGCCGTGATTTGTGCAGTCGACTGCACACCACAGAAGCCGCATTGTGCTGAGAGACCCCGTCGCATTTCACGACACCCCCTACTGTAATCCGATGTCTTGCCGCTCTGATTTGTCCAGACGTCTGGACATTTCGCTGACCTGAATTTAACTCCACTCAGGGCTTTTTCTCGATGAGTGGGCGTTTTGCCTACCCATATTCCGAATGGGGTAGCGTTTCACGACCTCATCAGCAAACTTTCTTTTGTGACATCGATGTCACATTTTCCGAAAGATGTCACCGTTTTAATGACCCCTTAGGCAAGTGTCTGCATATAAAAATACTACAAATTACTACTAAAAAATACTAACTCACAGGATTTTCTCATTATAGCTCATTTCTGCTGCTGTGGTGCTCTGTGTTGCATTTTGCCGCTATAATAGGGTAATTTAACATCAAGCGGCAAAGGCGGCTTAAATTGCAAAATACACCGTGTTTCACGCATTCGGTCGATAGGCATTTATAGGAGCTTGCACCTGTACGGTTTATGGGACAGACGAAAAGAAATTGCCGAATAAGTATTGACAATACGTAAAATACGTAGTATAATATACTTGTAAGGAGGAAAGACAAATGCCAATGACACCGAAGCAGATGATCAAGCTGCTTGAAAGCAACGGCTTCCGCCAAACTCATTCAAACGGTTCACATTTCTTTTTCAGGAATGACGAAACGCACAGAACCACTACCGTTCCGGTTCACGCAAAAGACCTTAAAAAAGGAACAGAAAACAAAATACTCAAAGACGCAGGGCTTAAATAAGTCCTGCAAAGGAGGTTTTTATGAATAAACTTTATTATCCCGCAGTTTTTCAGAAAGAGGAAACAGGCTATTCCGTGTGGCTCAACGATGTAAGCGGCTGTATCTCGCAGGGTGACACTTTCGAGGAAGCGGTTGAAAACATCAAGGACGCTCTCGGACTTTGCTTAGAGGCGGCGGCTGATGAGCATACAGAGCTACCCGAACCCTCAGCACCCGACAGCATAGAGCTTGAGCCTGAACAGTTTGTTGTTATAATCGAGTTCGACAAGCTGGCATATCTGAAAAAGCACGACAAGAGAGCCGTTAAGAAAACGCTTTCAATCCCTGCCTGGCTTAACGTTGCGGCAGAGGAACAGCACATCAACTTCTCTGCTGTTCTGCAGGCGGCGTTAAAAGAAAAGCTCCACATCAACGGGTAACGCCGGACACTGTACGACAGCGGCAAAGTGGTTATTGCAGAAAATGCAACAGCCACACCGAAAGGCTGTAACGCTTTGTTACGTCCCTTGCCGCTATGTATACGGCATTTCACCGTACACCCTCATATTTTGCGCTGTGTGCCGTTTTTTAATGCTCATGCGTGAAAGTACCGTGTCGGTGTTGCATACCGCTTAAAACGCAAATATGAGCCTACAGCGGCAAGCACTCTTTACACGTAGCACCGTTTCCGAAAGTTAGCATAACTAGTTACGCTATCTTTTTAGGGGGTCGGCATTTTACCGATACCTCAGGTGTGTAATGTTTCGGGACGTACCGCTTGACATTTAAGGTCAAACAGCCTATAATATCAGGTAATGCAGATGTTTCATCTGTACAAAAAAGAGGTGGTCCTCTGCTATTTGGGCGGGGGGTTACCTCTTTTTCTTACGCAAACTACAATAACAGCCCGTTTTTGAAAAGTTCGTGCCGTAACTGTGTCCTTGTTCTCAGACTTGCCGCTTTTCTGAAAAGTTCCCGTGCAACTATTTGCAACTGTTACGTTTTAGCCTGCTCATCGTTTTTTACGCAAAAACCGTGTGCAATCGATTGCACTTTTCCGCATTCCGAGCGGCAAAAACAGCCTTGATTTTTGTGCGCCATTGAGATGAAAATGCGCTAAACGGGGCTAAATGTAATAAAATGTTAAACTCTGTGAAACCGCATTACAAAGCAGATTATTGAACGTTGCTTAACGTGACGAAAAGCGAAATCCTCCATTCGTAATGAGCAGGTCGCAGGTTCGAGTCCCGTCACAAGCTCCATAGAAACAACCGTTTAAGCATATTGCTTAAGCGGTTTTCTTGTATTTTCAGTAATTATTATCAAATCGGAAATTTTACTGAAATTCGCTGAAATTTACTGTAGTGGGGGTGTCAAAAGGGGTGTCAAGTTAGGAAGCTAACTATATATTAAACATAAAAAAATCCCCCGACAGAGCCGTATCAAGCTCCGCCGGGGGATAACTATTATACTTATTTTTTCAGATACTTAACATCTATCGGCGACTGTATGTTGAAAACGCCTGTTGTATCCTTACCGAGCACAGCACGATTGCCGACAATTTCATCGACAATCCACGTTTTTTCGAGCAGCCAGCCTGTAAGGACCTTAGTTCCGCCGTACCAGGTTGCGCCCTGCTTTATTTTCACACGGTCACCCTTGCTGATTTTAGCAGGTTTGGAAACTGTCGATGTTTTCTTACCGAGCATTCTGTCAACTTCTGCCTGTACAGCCGTGTAATTATAGCCGGCAGCAGTCAATCTCTGCTTGCGTTCCACGCCGTTACCCCATGAACCGCGTATTACTTCTTTAGCTATCTCGGTATTTGATTTCTTTGAAGCAGCGGCTGTATTGTTCTTTACACCGAGCTGAGCATTGACTTCATTGGCGATTTTACCGAGTCTGCTGTATATGTACTCGCCCGGGCAGGATTTGCCGGAGTTAAACCATCTGTGTACGGTCATATTCTGCTTGTCGACCTGTCCGATGAGCGATTTATCGGCTTTCCACATTAGCTTTTTAATACCGTTTCTCTTGCATATATCCACGCAGAGCTTAATCAGTGACTTGTATACCTTGTCATTGATAGCATACGGCTCATAACTGTCACTTGCGCACTCTATTGTGATAGCTCGGTTGTCATTGCTTGCACTCGAGGAGCACCAGGAACGGTCTTTTTCCTCAACGTACATTGCAATTTTGCCATCATATCCGATACCGTAATTTGACGAAGCCTCTTTCGTCTGAAAGAGCTCGCCGAGCGGTTCAACAGCGCACTGACCTACAACGCAATGAATTGTTATAGTATCTATCTTGTGATTTCTGGGGCTGTTTCTGTGATGGCTTATCCTCGTGTAACTAATTAACGGACTATTGCTCATATTATTTTTCCTCGCTTTCGCTTTTGTTTTTAATCTGCTCCATAATGCTTGTAAGTTTCTTCGGCACGGGAAGCCCCAGTGCGGCGGCATTCTCAATTATGCTGATACCTTCATTTGCGATGTAAAACAACATCACAGCCGACATTGCGGCAGGAGTTCCGCCGAGTATGTACGTGTCGGCGATGTGACCGACCGCCACGAAAACCAGTATCAGAAATTTCTTTGCCAGACCTCTGAAACCGACTTCCGATGACAAACGCTTTTCTATGACCGCCACAATCACCCCCGTGATATAGTCCAGTGCCATAAACGCTATCAGCGCCCAGAACAGCCCCGTAACCTCTCCGTACATAAAGCCTAAAACTGCTCCGACAGCACCTGCTATGCTGTCAATAATTATCTGTATCTTGCTCATTTTTTCTTCCTTTCTGCCTATTCGGCATCTGTTATTTCAATCAGCTCGTCGCTGATCTCTTCCTGCTCCGCCTCATACTCATCGATCTCCGCGTCAAACCTCGCGATATCCTCCGCCGTTATTCTGTCACGGCTGTAATGATTGCCGAGCTGCATAGCCGCCCACGCTCTGTCAAAGCTGCCGCTTTTCACGCCGTTTACAGCGACCTCAACAATCCACTTTCCGAAATCAAGCATTATACCTCACCTCCCGATACTGCCGCAGCTTCGAGCGCCGCCACTCTTGCTTCAAGGCTTGTTATTCTGCGCTCTGTGTCCTCAAGCGCGGGACTCCAGTCGGTCGGCTTGTTGCCCGCTTCAAACTTCATAGCGCAGACCTCTATATAGTTTCCCGCCGCCGTAGGTTGCAGATATATTCTCGCGCCCGAATATGTTCCGGTGCTTTGCGGTGAAAATTTAGCCGTAAAGCTGATATACTGCCATTCGTCTGAGATAATTATATCTTGTGTGTTGCCGCTGTGGTCGGTGGTCGATTTATAGAACGGCTGTAACCTGCACGGAACTCCCTCCGCCGAATTACTGCGTATCCAGCAGGAAAAAGTATATATCATTCCCGAATTAAGCGGTATGTCGTCCTGCCCGCAAATTATCTGACTGTTTTCATCCGTAGAAGTCAGCCGTATCCCTTTGCTTACACACGATATCGGCGCATCGGTGATATCAACGGTCTGTATCGTTCCCGCCGTTCCGTATTTTCGCCAGTGTCCCTTGCTGTGACCGCCATAGCCGATAACCACATCGGCTGTTCCTGTGACGATATTCCTACCGCCTATGCTGACTGCATTTATAGCCGCCGTGATATCCGCCGCAGTCGCCGCGCCGACCTCTTTTGCAGTGTATGTAGGTTTTGTTGCAGCTTTCGCCCAGGCGGATATGTCGGTTGATTTCAGATATTCAGAAAGATCGACACTTGTAGTACCGAGATATCTCCATGCACCGTTATGCCATAAATATTCTTTCATAGCAGGCGCTGTATCTTTATCGTAAATCAAATACAGCACGTCTTCTTCACCGGTTTCCGGTCGCTTGTCCGTCACTAACGATATGCTGGACGGTATAATAAACGCATTAGTGCGTTCTTCCATTCGTGTGGTGCGAACAGACGACTGTGTTAGACACACCGCTGCATTATACTCTGCTTCTGTTGCAAAATCTATATACCCGCTTATACTATTGCCGGTAGCTACTTTGTTTGACGAATTAACATACATCAAAGATAAGGTAACTTGTAATCTGCCATACGGATGATTGTTTGTCGGTGCTATGATGCTTTTCCATGTTGGGAGTATTATAGGGTCAAACTGCACCGAATAATTTTTATAAACAGATGTTGTTGTCAATTCCGCTTTTTTACTTTCAAGACGATAGCTTTTAAACGCTTTCGAGTCGACGTTTACCAGTGCTACTTGAAAATCACAGTCCTCAATGATTTCTCCGGAAGCTGTTTTTGCAAATTTTTCAACCATTAAAGTCGGCGAAAAATCAAGAAAAACTCCCGGACTGGCAATTGTCATACCGCTTCCCCAAAAAGTATATCCGTTACAAACGATACTGTTGCTGATATCTCCGTAGTAAATTTTTTCCTCTGAGGTTGTAACCGGCACATATTTGTGCACAAGATTTGCCGAGGCCTTATTATCTATGCGAAGTGTACACGGTGCAGGGATTGATATAGTTCCATCAGCGGTTACATCTATATTTTCACCTACTTTTACAATACCGGCTTTTGAAGCAGAGGCGATGTCAGGTTGCGCTTCTGCTGACAACGTTCCATCGGCGGCTATACTTAGGTTGTTGCCTATTTTTATGCCGCCTACAGCATTTCGAGTTGCAATCGGGACTTTGAAGTTTGTTTTGCCATAGAAATTGACGTTTCCTAAAACGCTTAAATTTCCATCAAATACACCATTTTTGCCCATTACATCTCCGTCTGTGTAAACGCTTCCTGTATTTCTTACAGTTCCGTCCCATTCAACAGTCAATATATTTTTTCGGTCTGTATCACTGCTTCCGCCACCAATCATGACTGCATAGTCAAAATCTTTATTATACTTGCCTAATGCGGTACAATTATCTTTTTCTGCAATTGTGCCGAGATTCTGAGCGTGTGTACAGTTCCCACCTGCTACACAATTCTTTCCCTCAACGTGCGTCACTCTTGCGCCTTCGGAAGCAAAACTATTACTTCCTTCCACATGGCAACACTGCGTATCGTATCTGGCAAAGCAATTCACGCCTTCAACGTGATTTATTCTACCGTAGCTACTGTTTAATTTGCCTTCTATGTGATTATTTGACGCTTTTTTATCTGAGGGGCACGATGTTTGACTCGCTTCTGTATTTTCCTGACCTTCGATGTGCGTTGCCCAGCTCCAAGCAGCCCCCTCGCTTTTCAGATTATTTTTATGACCTTCAACGTGCGAGTAATTGCCATATGCCGTATTACGACCGTAGTCGTTAAACACTTCACTGCTTTTGGCTTCATCTGTGTACATACCTACGCCAGTCGGCTTATTACCGGTAGCAATCTTATTATTAACGATCTTCTGCGTATTTCCTGCTGTTGCTTTGTTCAGTACATTAAGCACTTTCAGCTTTTTGTCGCCGCATACATAGCTTTGCGAGTGCTTGCCATTTGCGTACTCGTCCGTGATCTCGGTTATTACGGTATTGTATTCAATGCCATCTATGCGGATAGATACCTTCTGTGCTAGCTCAGGTTCGGCTTCGTCATCCATAAATAGTGGTTCTATCTCAAAGTCGTCAGATATCACATACTCTTCTGCCGCCTTTAGTGCGTATCTGTCTATTTCGGATACGCTGTCAGTATCGACATCTAACACTACTTCCTTACGTTTTACGCCGCTTGCGGTATCATCAGGGCGCTTTACGCATTTCACTGTAACAGCGTCGCCGCTGCCGACAACAGCATATATAGCGTTTTTGTATGCCGATGTTCCGTCCTTGCGTGTATAGCTCTTGATATTATACCTGCTCTCGTCTATGATGATAGTCGGCTTATCCTCGCTAGACTCCATATGCGGATTATAACTGTCGCCGTCTTCTGCGTTATCGTCAATAATCAGCCGCATATCGTAAAAATGCGTCTTGCAGTTTTTTAGCAGATTAAAAATTGCCGTACTAACAGGCTCAAGACGCGTCATATAGCGATCGTCCTGAATACCCGTCAGCGGTGGATCTGCGTTAATCTGATTAACCGGCATTGTTATTCCAAACATACCGTATATCTGCCTGTCGCTGTCTGTAGTGTTTACGATATTGTAGTTAATGATGTCCGAGATGCACGAAAATGTAGTGCCGCTCGTGACATAATAGCCGTATGTCCCCTTGTCCTGCTCTTCTTTCGGAAAAAGCGTGACACGGAGTGCAAACAGATACTTCAAGTCATACCCTGTAACCGTTATTGTATCGTCTTTTTTTTCAACGTCAGTAACATACAAAAACGTGCCGACTACAATACGTTTCGTAGGATCACCGTCTATGTATGTCTGCTTTATTTTTTCGCCAACTATCAGCATTCGATCCGGTTGAATGCATTCGGTTTCATCAGCGTGTGTAGGTATCGTCATCTCAAAGCTTCCGATGTCATACGCTCTGCGAGTGTACTTAAAGTTTGTGACATCTGATACGATACCGACAAGGTTCTGTGAAAATTTCGGTTTTTCTTCCGATAAAAAATTGTATACTCTTACGATCATCAGATACTCCTTACATAATCAAAACGCACCAGTTTTGCTTTAATCGTGCCCGCTGTTGCGTTATTTTTTATCGTTAACGTGTTATATCCGGGGTATACGTATTGAGATGTCGATTTTACCAGATCGATAAATGCTCGCTGAGTGGGAGGAATATATACCTTACCGAGCAGTCCCCAGTCGATATTTACCGTTTCGCTTGTGCTCAGATATTTTGTCAGTTGAAGTTCTCCGGTTATCGTTTTGCTTCCCCGCTGTGGTTCTTTCCCGGTAATACTCATATAGCTGTACGGTATCGCTTTATCCTGACCGCTCAGCGTAATTATAGCTGAATGCGTGTCAGTTCCCGACATCAGTACGGTTGCCGAAACATACAGCATAGCAGGTATCTTTTCTTCTGTACCGGCGGTAAAACTGATATCCTGCGTTGCTCCCGCGTCGGCAGTCAATTCTACATCATCGGCTTTTACGCGCCAGAATGGCACATAAGATAATATTGATACCTTTGCCGTGCACAGCACTCCTACCTGCCGTTCTACCGCAGGAAGTTCACTGACAACGCCCTCAATCTGATATGTCTTGCCGGCGCTGTTCGTGTATTTCAGCGTACCTTCAACACCGGCGGGAAAGTACCGCAGGAGCTTTCTGCGAAGTTCGTACATCGTAGCCGGCTTTCCGCTGCGAGGAAGCAAAGCGATTTCTGCGGTGATAGTACGGATATTTGCTTTTGCGCCGTAAAATCCTGCGCCGTCAAAGCCTACACGCTCGGAGCTGTCGTGCTTATATCCGAGTGCATTTCCCTCAAAGCTAAGCAGGTGAAGCGGTATGTATCCGTCGGCATCAGACGATGTATTAACATCATCGATAGTCACTGCAGTGCCGAGAACGGTTGAAAATGTTATTTTTTCCATACTATTACCTCCTATCTGATTACAATATCGTCCATCAGTGCGTCTTTGACCGCCTTTGTTATCTGAGCCATTGTCAGAGCCGTACCGATAAGGTTAACGTTCGCCGTGTTATTCCGTGTATTGTCGTTATTGACTATGCTTTCAACAGTTTTTGAGCCGTCAGCCATAGCCGACATAATCTGCTGTACGGTTTTCAGACTTTCGTTGATTGCGCTGATCTGATTGTTGTAGCTTTTCTGCTCGCTTTCATACTTTGCGTTTGCGGCATTTTTGCGCGCCTGTGCATTTCTCTGCCATTCATTTTCCGCTTTATTATCATACAGCCCCTGTAGTTTTTTCTCCATCTGCTCGCGCGAAAATTCGTCAAGCTGACCGTATTTCAGCTGAGCCTTGACCTCATTTATCTGCTTTTCAAGGTCGTTGTCCTCGTTCAGACGCTTGCGGGCTTCGATTTCATCGTCAATCGCCTTTATAGTAGCGTCACGAAGCTCTTTCTTTGCTTCAAGTTCACGCTTTATGAGAGCGATTTTTTTATCAGCTTCGGTCTTGTATGCCTCCGAAGCTTTCTTAAACTCGTTATCGGAACTGCTTGACGATGAAGAACTGCCCGAACCGCTGAAGCTCCCTGCTTCCATATAGGTATCGAAGTTGTCATACATTGCCTTCAGTGCATCACGCTTGAGCTTATCGGTATCGCCCTCTATTTCGGCAGAGATAAGCAGCTTTGAGTATTTCGCCATACCTGCGGCATCATTTGCCTTAAAGGCTTCATCGTACTTTTTCTGATAATCATCTGATTCGGCGATTTTAGCATCGTACTTCGCTATCTGTGAAGCTAGCTTTGCCTTTGCAAGCTCCTTGTACGCTTCTGTGTTCAGCTTTATCTTGCCTTACCTTGCCTGCCACATATTACCTTGCACGACCTTACCATGCCTTACCGGAACATACCGCACCTGCCATGCCCTACCTTAACGCACCTCGCCCAAACACACCTTGCCTGTTTTCGTTATCTGCTTTGACAACAGACCGCTGAGCTTTGTCGAAGAGCCGTCTTTATTCGACCTGCCCTGCGGCATTCGCCGTTCTTCGTCTATCAGTTCATCGCCGACTTCTTCAAGGATTTTGGGGATAATCTTGTCGTTCAGTTTGCTATCCATTTCGTTTACTACTTGAATGAGATCTTTAAGATCCATTCCGGACAAGTCAAGAGTGAATAAATCATCGGACATTTTATCGCTCCTTTCGATGTTTTGGATATAAAAAATCCACCCCTTTCGGAGTGGATGATTTATTCAGTTTTGGGCATAAGAAAAGCACACCCTTTCAGATGTGCTTGATTTATATTTTATTGTGGTTGCTCACTGCTGTGGGCGGTTAATTTTCATAGAAGAAAGCCGTTCCGATTTCTCAAAACGGCTTTCAAAGCAATGGCATTTTGGTGGGTGTGCCCTTTCCCACATTTCTTTTGACCACAAGGGTGTGTAGCAGCACATTCTCTACTTCAAAATGCTGTTCTTATCTTACTTATATTATATCACTTTTATTCGCTTTTGTAAAGAGTTTTATTCCTATCAACAAGTTTTTTCAGGTTTCTTTCTCGTATACGATAAAATGTCATAACCGAATTTTTCAAATCTTTCTCATCAGTTTCGAGAATAATCTTTACTACCAAATTGAGGTTAGTATTTTCAAGTTTTTTTACAATGAAAACGGTATTTACATTTTTCTCGTCTTTTATTATAAAGTCAGGTTCGACAACAACCGACAAGCTATACTTTTCAAACAAGTTAAAATCCTCGGGGTGTCTGGATTTAATATGTTCTATCCGTTCATTTGTAACAATCAGCTCATCAGTTTTAAGCTTGCCAAATTCAATTTCTAATGGCTGAGTATCGAATTTGCCAAGTTCTATTATCTCAGCCACATCATCACTTCCTGTTTTTATTATATCAGATTTTTCGCTTTTGTCAACAGTATTAACGCTATCCCCACTTGTAAACCTACCCGTGTGCGGGTCGTGGTTGTGGTTATATCTGAGCAGTATCCCTATCTCTTCAAGACACCTCAGCTCCATATCGGTGAAGAACGGATCGTAAAATTCACTGCGGCATAATTCAAGCAGTTCTATGCATCTTAACATCAGCTCCAT